GTAGCTATTGTGCCAGTTAAAGCAGTTGAGTTCATCTACATACCTCTACGCATAAAGAGTACTGGTAGTATTTAAACATAAATAAGTATAACGGAGCTAAAATAACATGGCAATTGCAACATTAAATAGATTCACAGTACCACTAGCTACAGATGCTAGTGCTAGTAGTCAAGGCACATTAATGCCAAAACTCAAATATCGTTTTAGAATTTTATTTGAGAATTTTGGGACTAGCTCACCGACAACTGAATTAACTAAACAAGTACAAACAGCGTCTAAGCCAAACGTACAATTTCAAAATACAGTTATTGAAACTTATAACAGTAAAATTAACTACGCTGGCAAGCCAACATGGCAGCCTATTCCTGTTGTTTTACGTGATGATGCTACTGGAGTAGTTAGTAAGATGGTCGGTCAGCAGATGCAGAAGCAATTTGATTTCTTCGAGCAAGCATCAGCAGCCAGCGGCACAGACTATAAGTTTACAATGAAGATTGAGATTTTAGATGGTGGCAATGGTATATGGCAGGCCAATATTTTAGAAACTTGGGAATGTTACGGATGCTATGTTATAAGTGCAAACTATAAAGAGTTAAGTTATGCTGAAGCAAATCCACAGACAATTGACTTATCAATTCAAGCAGATAACTGTATTCAAACTCCACAAGGTTCTGGAATTGGTGCAAATATTGGAAGAACTACAAGAACAATGGCCACAGGCGGTTAATAGTTCTTTTTTTAAAAAGGGTCTTCGGACCCTTTTTTATTGACTAGTAATATTAGCACTTTATTGAATACTATAAATAAAGTATATGACTAGTAAATTTAATTCATTATTAAATACTCTTGGTGCTGGATTCAGTGTAAAGGATACGGTTAAGGGATTCCTCAGGCCTAAAGGTCAAATGGGCGATTGGCAACATGCCTCTAGGACCTTTGTTGATGACAATTTTAGATTAGCTCCTAAGGCTAAATTTTTATATCATGTATATTTTCATTTAAATGAAGGAACGCAATTAGACACGAGTTTAAAAGCTCGTCATCAAAATGAAATTGGATTGTTAGTAAAGAGTGTTGAGCTTCCTAAATTCCAAATGAAGACTCTAACTTTAAATCAATATAATCGTAAAAGAGTCGTACAATTAACGCACGAACATCAGGCTTTAAATTTTAAATTTCATGATGATAGAGCTCACATAGTCAATAGACTCTGGCAAAATTACTATTCATATTATTATGTAGATGCAATTAATAGTAGGCTTGAAGGAAATTATAAAAAAACAGCAATGAGGAATTCGGATTCTATAAGAGCTAACTATGGATTTGATAATAATTCTTCGTTGCCATTTTTTAAATCAATAGTTCTTTATCAACTTAATAAAAGAGAATATGTTAGTTATACTCTAGTCAATCCAATGATTACAGCGTTTAGCCATGACCAGCCTAATAGCTCAGAACAGAGTGGTGGAAGTGCTGAATGTACTATGTCTGTAGCTTATGAAGCAGTGTATTATGATATAGGTACAGTTAAAAGTGGGGATGTTTTAGGATTTGCACAAGAACATTATGATAAATTGCCAAGTCCATTAAGTATTGCTGGTGGGGGTACAGGTAGAATATTTGGTGAAGGCGGTATATTAGATGGGATTGGCGGTGTTGCTGAAAATATTGCTAATGGAAATGCATTTAGTAGTATTGATAATTTTATTAATACTGCTTCCGCAGCAGCTAATACATATCAAAATATAAAAGGATTGACTAAAGCAGGAGCTGCTGCTGAAGGTAGCAAAGTGGCATTAGGAGTTGCTGGTGCTGCTATAAGTAGTGGTATTAAGGGTCTATCCTTCCCAGGTAGAAATATTACCGAAACAACTAAAGCAGTTCCTAGGAGCTTCACATAATATGAGTAATCTCCCTGATAATCCCAATAATCAAGAAGTTAGATCTTTTTTTGATAAATTTTTTTTAGATCAAATAACTTTTCCCAGTAATCAAATTGATACTGTATTGGGGTTTTTTACTAAAAGAGGATTTGGTGAGCAAGCTGCTCGTAGTACAGGCATTGTATTATTAAATCAAGCAAAGCTAGATGGGGTTAATGTTTTTGAATTATTAGACAAACTTAAAAGTTTAGATAATGCACAACTTGGCCAAGTTATTACAGAAGTGTTGAATTATTATAGAGTTCAAACTAGTGTACTGGGTTATAAAGTTAGTAATGACAGTGATGCATTTGAAAATCGTAACATATTGGTATGAGTAAGTTTGCTAAAGGTAAATTTACACCCAAAAATCCACAGAAATATATAGGTGTAAAAAGTCCAACATATCGTAGTAGTTGGGAATTTGCTTTTATGAATTTTTGTGATAGTCATGCTAGCATACAGAAATGGGCTAGTGAAAGTATAAAAATACCCTATCAAAATCCTTTAACCAAGCGTGTCACAGTATATGTGCCGGATTTTTTCATACAATATTTGGATAAAAATAATAATCTACTTTCAGAAGTTATTGAAATAAAACCACAAAATCAACAACTTTTAGAAAAAGTAGGGCGCAATACAGCTAGACAAGCACAATTTGTTGTTAATCAACACAAATGGGCCGCAGCCACAGCGTGGTGTAAAGGCCATGGATTGAAATTTCGTGTATTAAATGAAACAGATATTTTCCACCAAGGCGGAGCAAGATAAATACTTTATGACTAAAAAGCTAGAAGAAGTATTAAATTTACCTGAAAATAAAAAACTTGTCAAAGAAGAAGCTAAGAAGGCAGAAAAGCCTCAAGCTTTTTTAAGAGACATGGAGGAGTTTGATAAAATCTCCGCAGCATTGCCACACGTTAAAGGTTTAGGCGACATAAGTGATAAAGAATTTGATGCTTTAGCAGATCGTGCTACAAATGCCTATGATGATCTTATGGATTTAGGCATGAATGTAGAAGCTCGGTATAGTGGGCGCATTTTTGAAGTAGCTGGTACTATGCTTAAGAATGCTATCGATGCTAAAGCTGCCAAGATTGATAAAAAACTTAAAATGATTGAGCTACAGTTGAAGAAACAAAAGATTGATCAAGAAGCCAATTCTGATAATACTAAAGGTTTAGATATTCCAGGTAATGGTTATATTGTAGCTGATAGAAACAGCCTATTGGAAAAACTTAAGAATATTAAATAAATATAGCATATTGGAAAGACTATGAGTACATATAAGGAATACCTAATAGAAAGCATTAAAACCTATGAATTCAAGGTTAAAATTGCAGGCGACGTCGAGGAAAGCATTGAACAAAGCATGAAAAATGCTCTTTCAAAGTTTGAATGTACTAGTGTAACTAAAACTATGCGTACACCCATTGCTGAAACCCCAATGGATTTCCCTCAACTTAATCATGTTCATGTAAATCTTTATGATGTTACTTGTGGATATCCAGTGACCAGTCATGAATTAGCAATTTATTTGTCAGAAAAATTAAAAATTAATCCTGTTCATTTAAGAGTTAGGACATTAAAAGAGCAGGAGGAAGTAGAAAGTAATATTGATAGCTATAGTAGAGTGGGAACTAAAGGTGAATCTGTACTAAACAGCCCTTATGAAAAAGTAAACAATCAAGCAATGGCAGGTGAAAAAGCTAAATTAAGTTTTATAAAAGGTCTCGGTAAAGATCGTCATAGAGGTGAACAATATAAAGGTGTTAATGATCAATTATTGGCCAAAAACTCCCCTACAGAAAAAGCACATAACATGGAACAGTCACAATTCTTAAAGAGTGTGTTAGGTTCAATCAACAGGACAGAATGATGGATTTCAAAAAAATATTACAAACCATAACAGATTTAGATCAAAATAAGCAGATTTTAAAGGAATCTAATCAAGCTGTTCAAGAGTGTGGCATTATGCCATCAATTGGTGAAATGGGTATGATGGGTGGTGCTAGTCATCCTCCTATTACATTGAATGTCAGTATGAATGCTACTGGACCAGATGGTATTCGTGACTTGTTAAACGTGTTAAAAGGTCATGGTAATGATGCTCCAGATGATGCAATAAGCGGCCCAGCAGGTACAGTAGTCGCAGTTTCAGAACCTAAACATGATATGGATCACGATATGGATAATATGGATCACGATATGGATGATATGGGTCATGATATGGGCCACGACGAAGATGATGCTGATGCAGTAGAATTAGAAATAGATGAATATGCTAATAGTCCTGATGAGGAATATGCAGGTATGTCAGCAGCCGTACCAGCAGGTGATGATTTAAACAAGCCTAAACAGTCATTCAAGCATAATTATCGTGGCGGCGACAACCCAATGAATATGCAGTTTGAAAGTTTAAAATATAAGTTAAAAAATCTGTATACCGAAGTTAAAGGAAGATAATGGGCAAGTCTCTGGATGGTGTACTTACTAAGAAAGCCTATAAGAAAGAAAAGTATACCGAGGAGCAGGTAGAAGATCTCTTAAAATGCAGTGATTCCGATGTTGGATACTTGCATTTTTGCACTAAATTCTTTTATATACAACACCCAGTTAAGGGAAAGTTATTATTTGAGCCTTTTGAATACCAAATAAGACTATTACACGCATATCATAATCATAGATTTACTGTAAACATGTTGCCTAGACAGATGGGCAAGACCACCTGTGCAAGTGGATACTTACTTTGGTATGCAATGTTCCACCCAGATCAAACCATACTAATTTCTGCTCATAAACAAGCAGGGGCATCGGAAATCATGCAGCGTATTCGTTATGCATATGAACTTTGTCCTGATTTTATTCGTTCTGGTGTGATCAATTATAACAAGGGTAGTGTGGAATTTGACAATGGGTCACGTATTGTTTCTACAACTACTACAGGCAATACTGGTCGTGGTATGAGTATATCCCTATTATACTGTGATGAGTTTGCTTTCGTTCCTCTAAATATGGCTGATGAATTTTGGACATCCATTTCTCCCACATTAGCAACTGGTGGTAAGGCAATTATTACTAGTACACCTAATAGTGATGAGGATACTTTTGCTACTATATGGAAAGAAGCTAATAACAAATATGATGAATTTGGTAATGAACAAGAATTAGGGATGAATGGGTTCTTTCCATTTACTTGCCGTTGGGATGAACACCCAGATAGAGACGATGATTGGGCTGCACAAGAACAAAGTAGGATTGGGGAAGAAAGATTCCGTCGTGAATACGGATGTGAGTTTTTAATTTATGATGAAACACTGGTTAATAGTATTAGACTAAGTGAATTAATTGGTAAAGACCCTTTATTTAAAATGGGCCAAACTAGGTGGTATAGTAAACTTGATCCAGATAACATATATCTAGTTAGTTTAGATCCTAGTTTAGGCACTGGCGGTAACTATAGTGCTATAGAGGTTTTTGAATTGCCTACATTTAAACAAGTAGCTGAGTGGCATCATAACACCACACCTATTCAAGGGCAAATTAAAAT